AATTAGGAAGATAATAGAGAGGCTTGGTTTTTACCAAGCCTTTTTTTATAGTATTAATAAAGGTTATGCATGCGATCATTGAAACAAAACTACAATTAGAAAGACTACAAGAATACTGTGAAGATTCTTGTTTTGTTCAAATCATTCCAGGCAATGATTGTTTTCATCCTAAATTTAACAATATAGTAGCGGTTTATTATCATTGTTTAAACAGTAAAGGCTACATTTTTCCAATCAATCACAGTGAAACATTTAATTTAGATTGGCAAGATGTGTTAGATTTCTTAAATAAACACAAACTTATTTATGTTTTAGACAAAAAGTTCCATGATTATTTTTTACCGTCTACTTTAGAAACAACCGACATTCAGTTTAACATTTTAAATAAAACTAATAAAGTTTTTAAAGCTGATGAATATGATACACCGGCTCATACTCACTTTTACAGAGAACATTACTTTAGAAACAATATTAACAGTATAATTCCCGTTACTAAACACTTAGAAAAATGGGACCATGTTTTTACTAAAATAAAACAACACATGAACTACAGACCAAATACTTGGTTTGACAAAGAATACACTAGTGTTTTTAAAAGAATTGAACAAGAAGGTATTAAAATTAGTCCAACTAAATTCAATCACTTTTTTGAACCTACATTTGAAGACTACAGTATCAGCAAAAATAAAATACATACTTCGTACAATCTTTACAACATTACTACAAGACCGAGCAACGCATTTAACAACATTAATTTCGCCGCACTTCCTAAAGAAAACGGCGCAAGAAATGTATTTATTCCCAACAACGATTACTTAATAGAATATGACTTCTCCGCTTACCATCCTTCTCTTATTGGTTCCCTTTTTAATTTTAAATTCAGTAGTGATCCCTATGCTGATATATCAGAAATACTTGGAGTATCAAAAGAAGAAGCGAAGGAAATTACGTTCAAAAATCTTTATGGAGGAATCAAAGAAGAACACAGAAATAAGGTGTACTTTGGACAAGTCAATGGACTAATTAAAAAAATGTGGTTGGTTTACAATCAAGAAGACAGAGTAAAATTGGCAACTGGTCGAATTTTACATAAGTCTGATGAATTAAGTCCAACAAAAATATTTAATTATTACATTCAAAGTTTAGAAACTAAAAGTAATGTAGAATTAGTTGGAAAAGTATTAGACTTTTTAGAAACTAAGAAGAGTAAAATAATTCTTTACACATATGATTCTATACTTATAGACTTTAGTAAAGAAGACGGAATTGAAACAGTAACTAAAATAAAAGAATTGTTAGAAAGCACAGGTTATACAACAAAGATGAAGAAAGGACTAGACTATGGTTTATGATATTTCTTCGATATTTATTAGCAGTATTCCCTTTGACATGAAGAATAAGTTACTGTGCTCATTTACAGCCCAAAATCGTTTATTAGACACCATTGCTGGTATAACTTCACGTTATGCTATATTGTACGATAAAATGTTTGTATTGGAAAGTCCTCAAACAACTGAATATATAATTACCTATAACATAGATACAGAAAATTCAGTAAATGAAATACCTGAAAATACTATTTTATTACACAGAAAAAAAGAATCAAATACTTTATATACTATTAATGCTTTAAATACTTTAATTAAACAACTAAACAACGGTATGTTAGACAACCAGTTTAAAGTAAGTTGGAACGATTATCAAAATAGTATATTGTTAACTCAAGGTCCTGACCTTCGTATTTTAAATACAAAAATTTACAAGATTATTAATATATAATTGGCTTTTAGTCTTTTATTTGTTATATTAGTAGAGAAATAATAAAATTGTTATGGATATTAATCAAATCAAAAATCGCTTGAATTCCCTTCAAAACAAGAAAGGGGGCTCTCAAAACAAAGAAGAAAGAGCAAAGAATTTCTGGAAACCTACTGTAGGTAAACAAATTATTCGTGTCGTTCCTAGTAAGTTTGACAAATCAAATCCTTTTAAAGAGGTTTATTTTCACTATGGTGTAGCTAATCGTTCAATGATTGCTTTGACTAACTTTGGTGAAAAAGATCCTATTGTAGAATTTGCAAGTCAACTTCGTAAGTCATCAGAAAAAGAAAATTGGCAGTTGGCTAAAAAAATCGAACCTAAAATGCGAGTATTTGCTCCAGTTATTGTTAGGGGTGAAGAAGAAAAAGGTGTTCGTTTGTGGGAATTTGGTAAAGAAACTTACCTTGAATTGTTGAGCATGGTTGCTGACGAAGACATCGGAGATTTTTCTGACATCTATGAAGGTCGTGATTTGACTATTGAAACTGTAGGACCTGAAGTAACTGGTACTAAGTACAATAAGTCTACAGTACGTCCTCGTACTAAAATTACTCCTTTGAGTGACAACAGTGCACAAGCTAAAATGTGGATGAGTGAACAACCTGAAATTTTGGCTCTGTACAAAAAGTACGAGTATGATGAAATGAAAGGTATTTTGTTGACTTGGTTGAATCCCGAAGCTGACGTAGAAGAATCAGAAACAGAAGAAGTTGAACAACCAGTAACTCCAGTAGTTACAAGTTATGCAACTCCTGTTAAGAAAAAGTCTTCGTTTAATGAAGATGAGTTTGATGCTTTGTTTACTGACGCTAAAGCTCCATCTAAATTTGATGATGAAGACAACGATTTACCTTTCTAATCTGTAAAAAATGGCTAAGAAAAAACTAACAGAAGCTATTTCTGGTGCTGTCAAAGGAAACTTTAACCTTGAATCGTTTAAAAAATCAAAAAACTTGAGTAACAATCAAGTAACATTTAAAGATCAACGTTGGATTCCACTTTCAGCAGCATTCCAAGACGTTCTTTCATTACCCGGTATTCCTATGGGCCACATAACTTTGTTACGTGGTCATAGTGATACTGGTAAAACAACAGCTTTAATTGAAGCAGCTGTATCAGCCCAAAAAATGGGTGTATTACCTGTGTTTATTATTACTGAAATGAAATGGAACTGGGATCATGCTCGTCAAATGGGCTTCCAAATGGAAGAAGTAGTAGACGAAGAAACTGGAGAAATAGTAGATTACACAGGTAATTTTATTTACGTAGACAGAAGTTCACTCAATACTATTGAAGATGTAGCTAGTTTTATTGCTGATTTGTTAGATGAACAGGCTAAAGGAAGATTACCACACGATTTGTTATTTTTATGGGACTCAGTTGGTTCAATACCTTGTTCAATGAGTATTGAAAAAAATTCAAATAACCCTCAGTGGAATGCTGGTGCAATGAGTCAACAGTTTGGTAACTTCATTAACCAAAAAATCATTTTGTCAAGAAAATCTAATACACCATACACAAATACAATGGTAGTAGTAAATAAAATATGGGTATCACCAGCAGAAACTCCAATGTCTCAACCTCGTATGAGAAATAAAGGTGGTGATACAATGTTTTTTGACTCAAGTTTGATTGTAACATTTGGAAACATTACAAACAGTGGAACAAGCAAGTTGAAAGCTACTAAAAATGGTAAAGACGTTGAGTTTGCTAAACGTACTCGTATTATGTGTGATAAAAATCACGTTACTGGTGTAACTACTAAAGGAACAACTGTAATAACAGTACATGGTTTTATTGACGATGATCCAAAGGCAATAGATCAATATAAAAAAGAACACAAAGACGAGTGGCTAACAATATTAGGAGCAGGTGATTTTGAAATCAAAGAAGATTTATCTGAGTGGGATGAAAGTAAAAATGGTATTTTAGCCGTAAACGATGGAGAATAATATCGATCCAGATTTTCAAGCGATAATAAATAAACTTAGTAAAGCAAGACAGGACAATAGTCCTGTTTTGCAACCTAAGGTACTTATTATTGATGCAATGAACACATTTTTACGTTCATTTGCTATTATTAACCACATAAATCCTAAAGGCAACCACATTGGAGGTCTTACTGGTTTCTTAAAATCAGTAGGTTATGCTATAAAACACACTAATCCTACAAGAGTTATTATTGCTTTTGAAGGTGAAGGTTCAACTCTCAACAAGAAAAACTTGTATCCTGATTATAAAGGAACCCGTAAACTAAAACGAATTACTAACTTTGATGGATTTTCAAGCCAAGAAGATGAGTCAGAATCAATAGAAAACCAGTTGTTAAGACTCGTGGAATACTTACAATGTCTTCCTTTAGACATGTGTGCTGTTGACAGAGCAGAAGCAGACGATACAATGGCTTATCTTGCCACGAAATTTGCACCTACTCACGATGTAGTAATTATGTCTTCAGATCAAGACTTTTTACAGTTAGTAAGTCCAAAAATTACAGTTTACTCACCTACTAAAAAGAAGTTTTATGATCCTAATAAAATAAAAGAAGAATATGGTGTTCCACCTCAAAACTATCTTCAAGTAAAAATCTTATTAGGTGACTCAAGTGATAATGTTCCGGGTGTTCCTAAGTTAGGCCCTAAAAAACTCATTAAAAACTTTCCAGAATTACAAGAATCTACTGTAGTTAGTCTAAAAGATATTTTAGAAAAAAGTAATAACACTAAAGGAACTATGTATGAAAGTGTTAGTATGTTTCAACATCAATTAAAAATTAATGAAAAATTAATGGATCTACACAATCCTAATTTGTCTAGTATGATGATTTTAGAATTGGAGGATTTAATTTCTCAACCTAAAAGTACTATGGACAAAAGTAAGTTTCTTACTATGTACCAACAAGATCTATTAGGTAATAGTATTCCAAATGTAGAAAATTGGTTAGTAAATGTTTTTACTCACCTTATGGTTTCTAAAAAATAAGTTATTATATTATAAAAAAGTTATGGTTTCATTCAATAAGTTATCGCAGTACGGATTACCTTTTCAACTCAAGGTAATCAACCAACTCTTGACAAACAAAGAGTTCTTACTAAATATTAGAGATACAATTCAAGAAGAGTATTTTGATAATTCTTCTTTACAATGGATTGTAACAAGAACATTAAAATATTTCGATCATTATCATACAAGTCCTACTTTAGAAGCTTTACAAATTGAAGTAAAAAAGTTAGACAATGACTTGTTAAAAACTAATGTTATTGAACAATTACGTGAATCTTACAGAATAGAAAACAGTGATGTAGAGTATGTAAGAGAAGAATTTAGTAATTTTTGTAAAAACCAACAACTTAAAAAAGCACTGCTTACTAGTGTAGATCTACTCAATTCAGGAATGTACGATGACATTAGATCTTTAATTGACAGTGCTTTAAAAGCAGGAATGGACAAAAACATCGGTCACGAATACAGTAAAGATGTAGAGTCCAGATACAGACCAGATGCTAGACAAATTGTTCCCACACCTTGGGAAGACATCAATAAACTTCTTATGGGAGGTTTAGGAGGTGGAGATTTAGGTCTAGTATTTGGTAATCCTGGTGGTGGTAAGAGTTGGATGATGGTAGCTGTAGCAGGACATGCCGTAAAATTAGGTTTTAATGTTGTATATTACACATTAGAATTAGGCGAAGTTTATGTAGGAAAACGATTTGATGCATTTTTTGTTAATGAACCTGTAAACCAAATTCACTTACACAGAAAAAAGACTGAAACTGAAATTAATAGATTAGAAGGTAAGTTAGTAGTAAAAGAGTTTAGTATGGGAAAAGCAACAATTCAAACTTTAGAATCCCACATTCAAAAACTTAATGACATGGACTTAAAACCAGACTTGATTATTATTGATTATATTGATTTATTGAGATCTCCAAAAAGAAGTTCTGACAGAAAAGATGAAATTGATGATGTTTATGTAGCTACAAAAGGACTAGCAAGAGACTTAAATATTCCTATTTGGAGTGTAAGTCAGGTAAACAGAGCTGGAGCTCAAGATGACATTATTCAAGGTGACAAAGCAGCAGGTAGTTATGACAAAATTATGATTTCAGATTTTTGTTTGTCTTTATCAAGAAAAAAAGAAGATAAAGTAAATGGAACTGGAAGACTTCACGTAATGAAAAATCGTTATGGAATGGATGGTCTTACCTACAATGCAAAAGTAGACACAACTACAGGACACATTGACTTAGATGACAACAATGAAGGAGTAGACATTGCACCAACCAAAACTTTTAGTCAACCTACTAAATCAAACGACTGGGATAATTCGGACATTCAAAAACTTAGAAACAAACTTTCAGATTTCTCAGATTCAATCTAATTTAAAGATATTTATTGACCCAAAAATAAGATTATGAACACATCACAAAGTATATTATCGGACATTACAACATACATGAAGTATGCTCGTCACATTCCCGAAAAGTCTCGTCGTGAGACTTGGGAAGAAATAGTAGACCGAAACAAAGCAATGCATTTGCAAAAATTTCCTCAATTGAAAGATGAAATTGAAGAAGTCTACAAAATGGTTTACGCAAAAAAGGTTCTTCCTTCAATGAGAAGTTTACAATTTGCTGGAAAGCCTGCTGAAATTAACAATGCAAGAATGTTTAACTGTAGCTTCTTGCCTGTTGATGATTTTAGGAGTTTTAGTGAAGCAATGTTTTTGCTTCTTAGCGGATGTGGAGTTGGATTTTCGGTACAAAGTCACCATGTTGACAAGTTGCCCGAAATCAAAATTCCAACACGCGAAAAACGTTATTTAGTTAACGACTCTATTGAAGGATGGGCAGATGCTGTCCACATGTTAATGAAAGCTTACTTAAAAGGTGGATCTCGTCCTCGTTTTGATTTTAGAGACATTCGTCCTAAAGGAGAACAATTGGTTACCGCCGGAGGTAAAGCACCAGGACCAGAACCTTTAAAAGAAGTATTGTTTCAAGTACAATTGATTCTTGAGCGTAAACAATCAGGTGAAAAACTTACACCTTTAGAGTGTCACGACATTCTTTGTCACTTAGCTGATGCAGTATTATCAGGTGGTATTCGTAGAGCAGCATTGATTTCATTGTTTGATTTCGATGATGAAGAAATGTTAACATGTAAATTTGGAAGTTGGTGGGAAAACAGCCCACAACGTGGTAGAGCTAACAACTCAGCTGTAGTTATGCGTCATAAAATCACAGAAGATGAATTTATGAAATTGTGGGAAAAAGTAGAAGCAAGTAACGCTGGTGAGCCAGGATTTTTATTTTCAAACGATAAAGATTACGGAACTAACCCATGTGCTGAAATTGCTTTGAGACCTTATCAATTCTGTAACTTGTGTGAAATTAACGCTACAGATGTAGTTGACCAAGACGACTTTAATGCTCGTAGTAAGGCAGCTGCATTTATTGGTACACTACAAGCTAGTTACACTGATTTCCATTATTTACGTGACATTTGGAAGAAAACAACAGAACGTGACGCTTTATTGGGAGTAGGAATTACAGGTATTGCTAGTGGAAAGTTAGATAAAATTAACTTGAAACAAGGAGCAAAAGCTGCTAAAGAAGAAAATGAAAGAGTAGCTAAATTGCTTGGTATTAATAAAGCAGCTCGTGTTACTACAGTAAAACCTAGTGGAACTAGTAGTTTAGTGTTGGGTTGTTCAAGTGGTATTCACGCTTGGCACGATAATCATTATATTCGTCGCATTAGAGTGGGTAAAAATGAAGCAATTTACACTTACTTAAGTATTTACCATCCTGAATTAGTAGAAGATGACATCTTCAAACCTACTCAACAAGCCGTTATTTCAGTACCTCAGGCTTCTCCATCAAGCGCTATTACAAGAGCTGAATCTACATTTGATTTGTTAGAAAGAACAAAACGATTCAACTTAGAGTGGGTAAGAGCTGGACACAGAAAAGGAGAAAACCACAACAACGTATCTTGTACAATTAACGTAAAACAAGGTGAGTGGGCTCAAGTAGGACAATGGGTGTGGGACAACAGAGACACATATAATGCTATGTCGTTCTTACCTGAAGATCTTGGTACTTACAAACAAGCTCCTTTTGAATCAATCACCGAAGAACAATTTGAAAAATTATCAGTAAATCTTCACACAATTGACTTAAGAAATGTTGTTGAAATGGCCGATAATACAAATTTGGTTGATCAGGCTGCTTGTGCAGGTAATAATTGTGAAATAATTTAAAATTAAACCTTGCATCCCATGTAGAAGGGGAGTCAATTATTTGGCTCCCTTTCATATTTATATTAAATAATAATTAAAATGCAATCACAAATAGATATTTCAAAACATCCCTACGGTTTAGGTGGTGGAGCAATTTTAAGTGGATCTGTAACAGTATCCGTTGACGGTTTTTGGTATTACCCTGTAACCGCTACTGTAGCAAATGTTAAGATTAGTAACTTAAGCGGTTCTCTTGGATCAATTACATATGCTGCTGGAGTAGGAGTTTATGGAGCTATAAATCAAATAACTCAATCATCCGGAATAGCCATTATATACTCAGGTTCAGCTGATGCTCCTACTTACGTATTTGGTTAATTGGATACTTAAATAAATTTTATTATAATATAGTTATGATTAGAATTTCTCACGAAGTACCTCTAGCTATGCTAGAAAAAAGTTTTGAATTTAACGATTACGATTATTTTTTACCTACATTCGCTACAAACGAACAGTATTTAAATCATTTTATTGAGGCAAGAAAAAAGGGTAGATTTATTATTATGGACAATGGTCTTTTTGAAAATGATCTAAAAGACGAATCAACATTGTTGTATTATTATGAAACGATTCAACCCGATATTTTTATTACACCTGATAGCTGGAATGACAGTGATACTACGTTTGATAACTACAAAAAGTGGAAAACAAAAGTTGATCCAAATAAAATTATGGTTGTACTCCAAGCTAAAGACATGTTTGAAGCGGAAGAATTATACGAAGCGTTAGCAAAAGACGGAGTAAAATACATAGGTTTCAACCATTTAGGCCAGTTTTATGATGATTTTTCAACTCATGCACATTTTGAAACTAGAAAAACATTAGGTCGATTAGAATTTATTAGTTTCTTAAAAGAAACAGGTAAATTAGATAAAGATATTCATCATCATTTGTTGGGTTGTAACCAAGCAGAAGAATTTAAATATTATCCTAGTGTAATTTTTCCTGAAATAAAAACTTGTGACACCTCAAATCCAGTAACATGTGCATTTGAAGGAATTGATTATGAAAAACACAGAAACATTCTTACTAAACCAAATGTAAAGGTAGAGGATGTATTTGCTAGTACAGACAGAGGAAAACTGTGGTTAGCAGAAAAAAACATTAACACATTTAAACAATTTTTATCTTAGAATATGATTCTTACAGCATATGATTTGAAGGCTAAACAAAAGGATGTTCCCTTCACAGAAGTTACAATTGAAAAAACAAAACGTGGTGGTTACATTGCTAAAGGTGTAAATGCAAGCGGAAACAAAATGTCATCTATTTTGTCTGAAGCTAAAGCATTAGCAGCTATTGAAGCAGGTACCGCTACTAAAGGTTTCTAAATTAACTTTGGTTCGACTTAAAAGGGGTTGGTTTTTACTAGCCCCTTTTTTACATTATGTGTATGGAAGAAATGTTAAGCCTATACGATTATTTAGGAAAAGCAGCTGGTAAAGAACTTGGAGCAGCAGTAAACAACTTTGCTAAAGCAAATAAAATACCAGTTGCAATAAAAGAAGTTAGTAACCCTAAGTACAAGGGAAAAATTATGATGTATCCCAAATCATTTTTAGAAGTATATTTTGAAGACAAATAAGTTATGGAAGACAAAATAGTTCTTGATGAAGATATGTGGAATACACTAATATCAATGTTATTATCTCCAGATATAGACAGTAGAAATTTAGCAATGGGAATGTTAGAAGGTGTTGATTATCTTAATCAAGATCAAATGTCTAGTTTTGAAAATCTTATGCATGATTTTTTAGGACTAACAAAAGACAATGCACCTGGTAAAGGTAAATTAGTTCATTTATATTTTAGTTTATTAAGTAAAGCAAATCGAATTTAAAATGGCAACATCATTAACAACAACAAATTCACCAATAGGACAAATTACTACAACAGGAGGGAATATTGGTATTGGTACAAGTTCTGGTAACTATACAGTAGGGACTACTTTTACTGGTTACACTCAACCAGATTACCCAGCAAAAGTAGTATTTACAGATACTCCACTAACTCATGACTACAGTGAATCAGAAGGAAAAACATTCCAGCATGAAGTAGCAGTAATCAAAGTTACAAGAAACGACGAAGGATCAATCATTAAAAGTAAAATGGTAAAAGTATTTTGGGTTGAAACCAAAACACAAGGAAGCATTGATTATGCAGCCAGTAAAGACCCAGATGTAAGTGAATTGGAACCAGAAGATATTATTATTAAAACATTAAGAACAATAAGATTATAATGAATAAACAAGCAGTTTTATCACTAAGTGGAGGAATGGACAGCTCCACATTGTTACTCCATCTACTTGCCGAGAGCTATGAAGTAACAGCACTGTCTTTTGACTATGGACAAAAACATAGAGTTGAACTTGAACGTGCTCAAGCGTTGGTCAACTACATTAATTCTCATTCTCGCTATGAAGATGAGTATTATTATCCAAAAATTAAGTATCAAATAATTAAACTTGATGGTTTAAGTCAACTAATCAGTTCAGCACTTGTAACTGGAGGAGCAGAAGTTCCTGAAGGTCACTATGCTGAAGAAAACATGAAAGCAACAGTAGTACCTAACAGAAACAAAATTTTTAGTTCAATTATTCAATCAGTAGCATTAAGTATTGCAAATGAAAAAAACACAGAAGTTGAAATCGCGATGGGCATTCACGCAGGGGATCATGCAATTTATCCGGATTGCCGTAAGGAGTTTCGAGATATTGATTACGATGCTTTTTGTGCTGGTAACTGGGATGCTAATCGTGTCAAGTATTATACTCCTTATATTAATGATGATAAGGCTGGTATTTTAAAAGATGGTTTGAGATGTTGTGAATTTTTACACTTGAATTTTGATAAAGTGTACTCAAGAACAAACACATCTTATAAACCAATTCAACATACTGTTTATTGGGAAGATAAAAGTGGTGAAACTTTATCATCTACAGAATGGTTTAGTGATTATAAATCAGCATCATCTGTAGAACGTGTTGAAGCTTTTATGAAGTTAGGTCGTAAAGATCCTGTTAACTATGCAGATGAATTTGGTCCTGTAGGTTGGGACTATGTTGTAGAATATGTAAAACAAATTTTAGACGAACATGAAACATCCAGATCCTAAAAAACACCAGCAGATTAGTTTTATTAAATCTGCTATTCGAATTCTTGGTTATGTATTCTTATTTTGGGACGTTGAAGTAGCAGCACTCACATTGATTGCAAGTGAAGCAATTGGTGTTTATGAAGAACTAGTATGAAAACTTTACTTACTCCCTACCAAATACGAGCTGGTGTATTAAAAATAGCTGAAAAGCTTATGACTCGTCATTCTACTCAAGAACCTTTAGTAATGATTGGAGTAATGAGAGGTGGATTTATGTTTTATACTGATTTACTTGAAGAACTTCAAAACATGAACATAATTTGTGACTTTGTAAATTGTAAGTCTTACACAGGCACAGAAAATACAGGTTTTAAAATGTTGTTAGACAGTAGAGTAGACGTAAAAGATCGTCATGTTTACTTAATTGATGACATTTTAGACACAGGTATTACTTATGAATACTTAAAAGTTCACTATGAATACAAAAGTGCAAAATCAGTAGAAGGTATTTTTGCTTTGAAAAAATACAATGAAAAATACAAAGACGAAATGTGTGTCATGACTATATCTAATGAAGATTATTGGTACATAGGTTATGGGATGGATGACGAGAATGGGGGTAACAGACATCAAAAAGCAATTTATTACAAATGAACAATGTAGATGCACAATACCAAGACCTACTCCAGGCTATTTTAGACTACGGAGTAGAAAAGAAAGACAGGACCGGCACAGGTACTAAATCAATATTTGGTTATACTTTCAGGCATAATATGAGTTGGGGGTTTCCTTTGCTTACAACCAAGAAAATGGCTTGGAAGACAA